GGTTGGCCCCAGGCTTGAGCGTGCCGCTCTGCTGGTCCAGCGCCTCAGCTTGGTCCTCGGACAGGATCACGTTAGCGGGCCAGCGCCCCAGGCCGGGAATCTTTGGTGCGGCGTTGCCTAGGTCCATTCCGGCACCATACACAGCGTTGGACGGCCCCCGCTGGCCTAAATCGTCAGGGCCACGTCGTGCACCGCCCGCAGAACCGATCCGGCACGCGTCAATGTTGAGCGCCCCCGTGCCGTGCGCCAGTACGTTGGCCGCGACGGTGCCGCGGAACGGCTTACGGGCCACCACGATCGGCTCAAACGCGGGCTTGAGAGCGGTACCCCAGCCCTGCCAGCGGGCGGCTTCCTCAGTGGCAGGCACAGTCACTTCCGATGCCCTCAGCCGGGCTTCGGCGTCCGTGTGCAGTCCGTGGCCGCCACCGAGGACACCATTCGACTTTCCGGGTTCACTCAGGTGGTAGCCGGGCCTATCCAGCTTGCTCCCGACGACTTCCCGGGTCGCTCCCGCCGCCTTGTCGATCGCTTTGGAGACGTCGAGCGACTTGGGGAACCCGGACCCGTACAGCCATGCGATCGAGTCGCGCAGCTCGAACCCGGCATCCTCGATCGCCACGGCCATGCGGTGCCAGGTGCGGGTGCCCCCGAAGCTGAGCAGGTGCCCGCCCGGCTTGAGGACCCGGAAGCATTCGGCCCACATCTCCCGGCTGAACGCAATACCGCTAGAGTCCCAGCCTTTGCCCATGAACCCAAGCTCGTAGGGCGGATCTGTGACTATGGCGTCCAGCGAGTCGGGCGGCAGGACGACGGGCAGGATTTCCTCACACTTCCCGGTGAACAGGGCAATGCCGGGGGCGAGCCAAGTAGGTGCGGCGGACATGGCCTGAACCTAGCACCCAGCCGTTGCCAGCGTCAACACTAGCCGCCGAACAGTGCGCTGTTCCCACCCATCATGGCCGCCCCGATCTGGGCGTCGGTGGTGCTGGCCCGACCGGCCACCTCCACGGCGTCGGGCATGTCGGCGTACCCCAGCACGTCGGCGAGGTCCAGGCCCATGTCCTTCTGCTGCTGGGCGATCTGCCACTTCTCCAGCTCGTCCACCATGACCACGGGCTCCCACACGGGGTCGGGGTTCTCCATCCCGAGCAACTGGCCGAGCCCGCGCAGCACGGGAAGGCTGGTGTTCTGGAACCGCCGCAGCCGGCCGGTGCGCCGGGTGGCGAGGATGCGCAGGGACTCCCCGGACGGCACGTCGCCCGAGGTCTGGGTGAGGTAGAACGACGGCAGGCCGACCACGCGGGCGATCTTGAGGGCGTAGCGGTCCTGGGTTTTGCCCATCACCTCCAGGTCGGGCGGTTCGAGCTGGGTCAGGGGACCCTCGGCCGAGGTGACGAACATGTGCTGGCGGCGCCGGTCGAACCTGGGCTGTGTGGCCGGGCCGGACACGGTGGGCACCGTCGGCTCGGGGCCCACGGCCGGCGGGACGCCGGGCGGCAGGGGCAGGGCGGGGGTCGGGATGAACGGGTTGGCGGGCCGGTTGCGGTCCTCGCTGCGGTACTTGAGCAGCGCCCACAGCGGTTCGGCGTAGTCCTCGCCGGCCACCACCATGTCGGCGATGGACTTGTTGAGGGCGTCCTGGAGGGGCACCACGTCGGTGAGGATCGAGCGGCCGTAGTCGCCGGCGTTGGTGGCGTCCAGGGGCAGCCAGCAGACCGGCACCGTGCCGTAGGCGTGGGGCACGATCGCCGGGTCGCCGTCTGTGTCAAACTCGGCCCACGCCATCGGGTCGGTGGGGAACTCGGCGGGAATGGCGGTGATGTTGCCCTCGTCCCGCAGCCGGTCGCGGGTCACGTACCGTTCGGCGTGGTCGGGGTAGACCAGCATGGCCCGGCCGTGACCGGTGCGCTTGTCGATCCAGTGCTTGACGTACTGGCGCAGCATCGCCGGGTCGTCGGGGTCCACCTCGGGGATGCCGGTCTCGGCGGTCTGGAGGTGGGGCACCGAGACGCCGAGCCGGTTGGGCCACACCAGCACGTAGCCGTCGCCGGACTTCCACGCCTCCTGCGTCCACTGGCCCATGAGCCGGGCGAGGCCCTGCTCGGTGGCGGTGTCCAGGTTCACCGAGTCGCCCCAGCTCCGAATGGCCAGGTCGTCAGTGAACCCGGCCACGACCGCCGGGCACAGGTTCTCGCGCAGGCTCATCACGAGCTGGGCGTAGTCCTGCTGAAACTTGGCGGTGGCGAACCGGAGCTGGTGCCGGCCGTCGTAGTAGTCCCTGAACAGCCGGTACTGGGGCCGCGCGCCGCGCTGGGCGGCGTCGCTCAGGGCCCGCACCAGGTCGGCAACAGCCACGGCCGGCTCCTCTCGGGGTTCTCTGGCCGTCAGCATAGCGCGAGGGGCGCCCCGCTTCCCTCGGAACGCCCCTCGACCAGTGGTTGCCGCGGGTCGAATCGCTGCACCGGCAAGCCTAGCTCAGCCGAGGTCGTACACGCGATCGCTGCCGACCAGCTCGCGCGCGGCGCGTTCGGCCTGCTCGCGCAGGGCGGGCTGGTAGAACCACGCGGCGGCCTGGGTGAACGTGTCCACCTGATCGTCGTTCACGCCGGTGGGGAATGCCGCGCATTCCTCAATGAACCCCGCGACCCACGCATTTTCGGGCAACCGGGGGTCGGGAATGTTACAGTTCCCGGCCTGAACAAACGGGCTGATCGCTTTTGCCCGGACGGGCTTGGACTCGGTGGGAATGATCGGGATGATTCCGGGGACGCTCTGGGAAATGGTGCTGATAACCGCCGCGCCGTTCGCCTTTTTCTCGATCAGAACGGGGCCGGTCTGCGGCCACTTGTTGCGCAGCGCGATCGTGGCGGCGGTCTGCTCGGGATACCCCATCCGGTCCCGGACCTGATCCACGAGGTAGATCGCCGAGCCGCGCCGGGCCCACACCTGCCCAACCACGTAGTCGGCCTTGGCCCCCTCATCGAACGTGTAGTCCCAGCTCTGCACCACCTCATCGAACCCGGTGAGCCAGTGGCGCCCGTGCTCGTCCACGATCAGGGGGAGCTGCTGGTAGTGCTTCCACCATCCCCGCTTGAGAATGTCGCCGGTGTCGGGCCGGGGGTCGCCTTGGAACAGCGCCCACCACATGCGCTCGCCGGCCTCGGCCTTTCGGGTCTGCCAGTCGCGCAGGTCGCGGCCTCGGGCCGAGACCATGAACTCGCCCTTGGCCCGGCCGAGGGGGTCGGTCCTGGGGTCCACGCACTGGGCGGGAATGTTGAGCACCTCCCACGGCTGGGCGCTGTAGCGCAGCAGCCGGCCGGCGAGGTCGTCATCATGCCAGCGGGTCATGATGAGCACGACCGGGGCGCCGGTGCTGAGCCGGTTGGCCACGGTGCCGCTCCACCACTTCCACACCGCGTCCCGGCGGTCCTTGTTGTCGGCCTCGGCGGCACCGCTGAACGGGTCGTCAATGATCACCGCGTCGGCGGGCTTGCCGACCAGCGCCGAGCCGGGCGCGGCGGCCTGCACCCCGCCGGGGAACCGCTCCACACCCCAGCTCGTGACGGCCGCCCGGCCCCGCTTGGGCCGCACCCCGAGCCAACCGGCGTGCTGCACCATGTCGTCGCGGATCGAGCGGGAGGAGTCCCGGGCGAGGTCCAGGCCGTAGGACGCCAGGACGAACCGCTGGTCGGGATGGATGCCCAGCTCGCGCAGGACGCCGGCCCGGGTCAGGGTGGTCTTGCCCTCCTGGGGCGGCACGGACAGGATGAGCCGGGCCCGGCTGCGGGGGCGCAGGGCGGGGGTCAGCTTGGACGACAGCAGCCGCAGGGCGGGGGTGGACACGATCCGAGGGTCGAGCCGCTGCTCGAACGTCATCGCGTCGGGGAAGTCGGCCTCGAGGCGGAACCGGCGGGCCAGCTCCAGCCGGGCCAGTTCGCCCGCGGTGGGCACGGGTCACACCTCCAGCAGCAGGGGCGTGCCGTTGCGCAGCGGGGTGCCGCCGGTCCGGAGCTGCCAGCGTAGGACGGCGGTGTCCACGTAGGGCGGGTGGAGCTCCATCGTGTAGCACACCCGGCCGGTGTCGTCGG